CCGGTAGCATTCGTGGTGGCGTATCGTCTAACAAAATTACTGCCATTGCAGGTGAATCTTCCACTGGAAAAACTTTTTTCTCACTTGCTGTCGTCCAAAACTTTCTGAGTGATAATCCAGACGGCGGTGTAATTTACTTTGATACCGAGTCTGCTATCACCAAGAAACTCTTGGAAGAACGCAGCATTGATACTCAACGGTGTATTGTATCTAAGGTTTTGACCATTGAGCAATTCAGGTCTCAGGCTCTCAAGATCGTAGACAAATATCTGCAAACTCCAGCAGAAGATCGCAAACCATTGATGTTTGTGCTAGACTCTCTGGGGATGCTTTCGACTGAGAAAGAAATTACCGACGCTCTCAACGACAAACAAGTTCGAGACATGACCAAATCTCAATTGGTCAAAGGTGCGTTCCGTATGCTTACCCTCAAACTGGGTCAGGCAAACATCCCAATGCTTGTCACTAACCACACCTACGATGTCATCGGAGCTTATGTACCAACTAAGGAAATGGGAGGAGGTTCTGGCCTCAAATATGCAGCGTCTACGATCATCTATCTCAGCAAGAAAAAAGAAAAGGACGGAACAGAAGTGGTCGGCAATCTTATCAAAGTTAAGACTGCTAAGTCGCGTCTGAGTAAAGAGAATAAAGAAGTAACTGTTCGCCTCTTCTATGATGAGAGAGGTCTTGATCGCTACTATGGTCTCCTAGAACTGGGAGAACTTGGTGGTTTGTGGAAGAATGTTGCCGGCCGTTATGAAATGGACGGTAAGAAGGTGTATGCTAAGGCAATCTTAGCTGATCCTGAAAAGTATTTCACTGACGATATTATGGAGCAACTTGATGAAATTGCGAAACAACAGTATTCTTACGGATCATCTACATAAGTTCATCCACATCTACGATGATGCTCTAGAACCTGGTATTTGTGAGCAATTAATCACCCTGTTTGAGCAACAAGAACCAGAAATGGTGGACAATCAAGGCAGACCTCAGTTCCAGCAATGGAATTTTACTGAGAATCGCCAGTTGGATGAGGGATTACACCAGCATTTGGTTAAGACTGCGATGAAATATCGCGACAAATACTACAAATCTATGTGTGAAGAGGTGTTTCCAGAGCAGCATCAGTGGGAACAGTTCAGAATCAAGAAGTATCGTAAGGGTAGCACTGATCAGTTCAAGACTCATGTAGATGTTGGTGACTATGCCTCAGCTAGGAGGTATCTCGCCATGTTCTGGTATCTGAATAACGTCACAGAGGGTGGTGAGACGGAGTTTTTGCACAAGAAAATTGAACCAGAGAAGGGAAAATTGGTCGTTTTTCCCCCATTCTGGTGCTTTCCTCACAAGGCAATGCCTGTAGCAAGCTCCGACAAGTATATTTTGACAACGTATCTGCACTATAAATGAACAGTATTGAGCATTCTATTCTCAAAAATCTGATCTCAAATGAAGATTACACTAGAAAGGTGCTGCCTTTCTTGAAGGAAGAGTATTTTGAGGATGAAACCCAGAAAGTAATCTTTCAAGAGTGTAGAGAGTTCATCAGTAAGTATGACTCTAGGATTTCATATGAAGCTCTGTCGGTTGGAGTGCAAAATCGTACAGATCTGACTGAACGAGACTACACTGAGATCTCTCAATTGGTAGACAGGTTGAGATCTGATGAAGAAGATCAGCAGTTACAGTGGTTGTTAGACGTAACTGAGAACTGGTGTCGTGATCGTGCCATCTATTTGGCACTCATGGACTCGATTTATATTGCTGACGGAAAGGATTCCAAGAGAGATCGTGGTGCTATCCCATCTATCTTGACGGATGCTCTTTCTGTATCATTTGATAATCATATCGGTCACGATTACATAGAAGATTATGCAGAGCGCTTTGAATCCTACCACCGCAAAGAAGATCGCATCCCATTTGATCTTGGTTACTTCAATAAAATTACGAAAGGTGGTCTACCTAACAAGACACTCAACGTTGCTCTTGCAGGCACAGGTGTAGGTAAGTCTTTGTTCATGTGCCATATGGCCAGCGCCTGTCTCGTGGACGGATATGATGTCCTGTACATTACAATGGAGATGGCAGAGGAGAAAATTGCTGAACGTATTGACGCAAACCTCCTGGATGTAAACATTCAAGATATTGTTGAGATTCCACAACAAATCTTTGAGAAAAAGATCGATAAACTGGCACAGAAAACTCGTGGACACCTAATTATTAAAGAGTATCCTACAGCATCAGCACATGTTGGCCACTTCCGTGCCCTTCTTAATGAACTCGCTCTTAAGAAATCATTTAGACCTAGTATTATTTTCATTGATTACCTTAATATATGTGCTTCCAATAGGTATAGCAAGATGGGTAATGTCAATTCATATAGCTATATTAAGGCTATTGCAGAAGAGCTTCGAGGGTTGGCTGTTGAAGCAAACGTCCCTATCGTATCTGCCACGCAGACCACTCGCTCTGGTTATAACAGCAGCGATGTTGAGCTTACTGACACTTCTGAGTCCTTTGGTCTCCCTGCTACTGCTGATCTTATGTTTGCCCTTATTTCTACTGAGGAGTTGGAATCCCTCGGACAGATTATGGTGAAGCAATTGAAGAATAGGTACAATGATTTGAACGTGTATAAGAGGTTTACGGTGGGTGTTGACAGAGCAAAGATGCGTCTCTATGATTGTGATCAGTCTGAAGGTGGTGAACTTATAGATTCGGGTAATGAAATTACATCTACACTGACCGATACAAAATCTAAGTTTGCCAGTCTCAATTTCTCATGACTATCAAAGCGATTAGACCTCCAAACTTTGGATGGCTTGAAAAAAAGTTGAGTGCTGAAGAGATGAAGCACCTTTGGACTTGTGTAGATGAGGCAGAATTGTCAGTCAAGCACAAATTAGTCGGAAACATTCACGAATCTAAACTTGTACTTGACAAAAATGGTTGGTTTTGGGATAATACCCTTAGTGAACTGATCTACTTGTATGAAGATGAGTTTGGTGGGATAGGGAAACAAGTTCCTACCTCAGGAAGACATGGTTACATGCTTCCATCAATGTGGGTTAACTATCAAAAACAAGGTGAGTTTAACCCATCGCATGATCATAGTGGAGTCTATAGTTTTGTTATCTGGATGAAGATTCCAACTGATTGGAAAGAGCAAAACAAACTGCCAATCGCTGCAAATTCTAACGATCCAAAGCTTTCATCTTTTGTTTTTTACTACACAAATACTCAAGGTGGCACAGAAGAATTTCCGTATAGACTAGATCCTACATATGAAGGGACAATGTTGTTATTCCCGTCAACAATGTCACACGCAGTTTATCCATTCTTTAACTGCGAAGAGGATAGAATTTCTATTTCAGGGAACGTTCTCCTAGATACATCGCGATCATACCAATGACAGAAGATTGGCGTTATTCTGACGACAGAATGAAACTCCGTGAACAGGCACTTAAAGTTTTGTTCACTAAATTTGGTCATCATATGAACGGTGTAGTTCCCAAATACTCTAATCAATCAATTTATGAGTGTGCTCATGACTGGGTTTCTCAAGGTAATGTGAGCACCTCAGGAATTGTAAAATACTTTCAAGCTTATTACACAACATGAAAAAATTTCTATTTGGTTTGCTGAGTTCATGTCTTCTTACTACTCCCGCACTTGCAGAAGGTAAGATCACTCAAGGTTGGTACACCATGGATGCCATGGGTTGTATGCTCCTGAAAGAATGTACTAACGGAGTAGTAGAAGTCAAGACAATGGATGATGTCGTTGAGTATTACGGCGGCGAATATCATAACAGTGGTGCGGTTGCAGAAGAGTTTGATCGCATGGTGGCCACCTTGAATAAGATGGGAACTAAGGTTTACATCGGACATGAGAAGTATTTCCCCCGAATGCACCGTGGTGTTTATCATACGGTGAGTAATCATTTTTATTTGAATGAGTCTTACATGGATCGCTCCAGCACTCTGATGAGTGTGATGCGTCATGAGGGTTGGCACGCTGCTCAGGACTGCATGGCAGGCACAAATAAGAATACTTTGATGGCAATCATTCATCCAGAGGAAGATGTGCCAAAAATGTGGAGAAATCTGGTAGAAAGAACGTATGCAAATCATGCTGTCCCCTGGGAAGCAGAGGCATACTGGGCTGGACACACAGCAAATATGACGCAAGATGCTCTAGATGCGTGTGTTCGTGGTAAAATGTGGGAGGTGTATCCACCTACACCCCTGACTAAGAAGTGGTTAGTCGAAAACAATTACATTAAGGAATAAAATGCAAAACTTTGATCATTATTGTGAATTCGTAGATCAAGTCACGAGTCAACCATCCAAGTCTCGTGAAATCTTCCGAGCACGTATCGATGAACTGGAAGCAAATGGATGTGAGATTCATCGTTTGCTGACTGCTGGTGTTGGACTCAACGCTGAAGGTGGTGAATTCCTGGAAATCGTGAAGAAAATTGTATTTCAAGGTAAGGAATACAACGAAGATAATCGTGAGCATATGATTATCGAACTGGGTGATGTCATGTGGTATGTTGCTCAGGCATGTATGGCACTGAACATCGACATGAATGAAGTTCTGAACATCAACATCAAGAAACTGAGTAAGCGATATCCTGAAGGAACCTTCGATGCTTATTTGTCTGAGAATCGAGCAGCTAATGACCGATGAGTGAGAAAATTACTCCTGAAACATACATCAAAATGAATCAGGAGTTTGAGCGGGAAGGAACTCCTATCAGGATTATCGTTCCCACTCAAGAACAGATTGACAATCCCATTGGTGTCAAACTCCCAACTAAGTTTGAACCACAACCACCAATGATTGTAGATGGTAGTGACCCTTGGCCTCATGGTAACCGTAATTAATCACCTTGTAGCATTCTTTCAGGTTGTTGTGGTAGGTTGTATTCAACCTGTCAACTGGGAGTATTGTTATAGGGTGGATCAATGGTTGATACCTGACCTAGTGGAAGGGTATCAACTGTGGTCTGGACAGAAGAAAGCCTATGATAATGAGAAGGACTATCTAAATAGTCTTGACGATCATATAGAGTAGAATGGCAGTAACTCCAAATCTGGGTGATGTATCTGAAATTATTTTAGCAGCTGCCATTGCCGCTAGATTTAGGAAGAGATTGTTAGCTCAAGATCTTAAAAAATTCCCTAAAAATAAACCTATTCCTCTTGGAGATTTACCAAAAATTACTCCAAAAGACGTGAAGGATGTTTTGCGTGTTATGGTAAAGAAGGGAGGAAATGATTTTGATTTCAAAGCAAGTTTTAAAAATT